CTGAGGCTTCAGCATTGTCCACTTGGTGGGCATCTGAATCTCAGTGTCATGAGACAAACTGCAAGATCAATAAACTTCTAAAGGGAGAGCTGCAAAGCTCAGAATTTTCCTCCTTACTCGCAATTATGCGAAGGTTGATTTACGACCTATTAGGGGGCGAACTTGATAGTAAGCGTCTTATCCAGATACTTGCTAAAGGAACGCATGGGCCAGGGGCTACAGCAACTAATACTGCTAAAGAGGGTCGAGTCACGAGCTTTTACAAGTTCAATGATCTGCCTTATTCATGCAGTAAGTCTGCTATGCCTTATTTTACAGCGGCTATATCGTTACACCCTGAGTGGGTCGAAAGACTCGAATCCTCAGGCCGTCGAACGGAAATTCCTTCTCCGTTCTCGGGTCGTGCGTATCGTGAACAATCACTTGTTCAAGCATGTACGGTAATAAACGAAATTGGCCATACTACGTTTGTCCCAAAAAACGCGAAAACTCATCGCGCTATTGAGATAGGTAACTCAGGTAATATGTTTTGCCAGCTAGCAGTAAATAGCGAGCTGACGACACTACTTGAGTCCGTTGGTATCAATCTTCGTGATCAATCTATTAACAAAAGTTGGGCCTATAAAGGGTCCCGTTATTGTTATCTAGATGATGGTTCGGATAACCCGAATCAAATCTCGACTATAGATATGGCATCAGCTAGCGACACGATTTCAACGTCGTTGTTGCGAGCTACTTGGCCTCCAACGTGGTTTGCCCTGCTTGACGATTTGCGTCTTAAAACGACGCTAGTCGGTGACAAAGAACATGTTTTACACAAGTTCTCTGCCATGGGCAATGGCACTACCTTTCCAATCGAAAGTATCATGTTCTGGGCCGCCTCACAGGCTGCTCAAGAACTGTTTGGTCGTGTGCCACCTGATCAATGTTTCTCATCGGTTTTCGGTGATGATCTGATTATCAGGTATAAGCACGCACACCACGTTATCAGAGCCATCGAGCTCTGTGGATTCAAAGTGAACCAAGCAAAAAGTTTTTTGCGAGGACCTTTTAAAGAATCTTGTGGTGGTGACTACTTTCAGGGACGTGACGTTAGACCCTTTTACCTTAAACGCCCATTGACAACATACGAGGATGTATATAATGTCTGCAATTCCATCGCAGCCTTTATTAGATCCAACCGATATGCCGGCCGACTTGGAAACTCTTATAGAGCTATTCTTAGCGCTATACCAGTTAGTGAACGCACTTATTGCCCTATTGGGTTAAGTATGTCCATGCTTCAAGTCCCACTCTGTTGGATGCAAGATAGGGGTTTATCCCCTTCTTTACTACCAAAAGAGCGTCGTTTACTGCGAAAATCCGTTTTTGCAGAGTTTTCGGGAAAAGAGAATTTTGAAATCAGGCAGTCATTACTTAAGTTTCTTAATGACTCGTGGACTTCGTTGTACTGGGATCGCACGCCAAAGTCAAAAGACTTCGGTGGCAATTCTCGTATGCGACTGTTCGTTTCCTTATTTCAGAAGCAGTCTAGTCTATCACCTCCTTTCTGGTTAGATCGCCTCAAGCGAGACAACTGGTTAAATGATTTGATAGCGTCGCAG